ACTTATCAAAGAATTAAAAGAAGCTGGCTTAGAAATGGATTCAAAACATCAAGGTATGGACAATTTCAGAAAATACCTAGAGAGAGAAGAGGAGATCTGTAAATATCTTTTTAATAAATTAAAAAATGCTCTTGAAGGTATTCAAAAGTGAAGCTTTACGACATAAAAGGAAAATTAATAAATAAGAGCGTCACGAAATATAGGATAAAGTGGGATGGAGAGTGTCGATCTAATTTCCAATACGAAGTGAAGCAATTTTTTAAAAAGTTTTGGTATGGGCAAATTTGTTATGAAGAGTTTCCAGTTTATGGAACCCGCATGAAGGTAGACTTGATTAACATGACTAAAAGAATAGCTGTTGAAGTTCAAGGAGCCCAACACGAACAATTTAACAAATTTTTTCATAACAATTCCAGAGCCAATTATCTCAAGTCTATTACTCGAGATCACGATAAAATAGTGTGGCTAGAGAATAATAATTTTAAAATTTTAGAGATATTTGACGCTGATTTAGCCTCTTTGTCTAAAAAGTACATTTTCGATAAATTCGAAGTATCTATATAAAATAGTGTAATAAATAATATGATTATAAAAGAGACCAATAGAATACCAGATAATATCTTAGACCAGCTGAGTGAGTGGTCATGTGGAGGTTTTATGCTTTTTAATTTTGATGAGGAAGGAAATCCCCAAGTTTACTCTAAAGCTGAAGACGAACGTAATGCAATGTCTTTGCAGTACTTAGTAAGTCATTGGTCAGACGCAATGGAAAATATGAATTCAGACAGTTTTTCTAAAAATTTAAATCAGGCTTTTTCGTCAGAAGAAGAGGAAGGCTTTGAAGAAGATGAGTGATACAAATATAAACGATTATTATCCCGAAGAAGGAACACCTCCTTCCCTTACTGCTGGAGAAGCTCCAGACGCAGCACCAGCAGAACAATCTGCACCTACCCCCACAGAGGAGGCTCAGCCTTCCGCCGCAGTAGAAGATTTAGGAATTGATTTGCCAGATATCCCTCTGCCAGATGACGAGCCAATTGAGGATGGAGTTAAAGACGAATTTGATGACGCTGCTTTTAATTTTGCTATAGTAGGAGTAGGTCAAGGAGGCTCTCGTTTAGCTGAATCATTCTGGAATTTAGGTTATCGTCGAGTAGGCGTAATAAACACCGCTCAACAAGATTTATCTTTAATAAAAATTCCTGAAGAAAACAAACTTTTGATAGGTGATGGAGGCGCGGGTAAAAATCCTGACGCGGCTGATGAGGTTTTTAGGACTCGTTACGAAGACATTTTAGATTTCTTAAAGAAAACTTTTGGCACTGGATATGAAAGGGTTTTGGTGTGCGCTGGCGCCGGTGGTGGCACAGGAGCGGGAGGAGTGGCGCGTGTCTTAGAAATTAGCCACGACCTTAATCAATCTTTAGGCAAAGAAACTAAAGATACTGACGCAAAAGTAGGTTGTATCCTTGCACTACCTACTCGCGGAGAAGGAGTTAAGGTTCAAGACAACTCAAAGAAAACCGTAAGCAAAGTTTTAGACCTGCAAAAAGCTGGAGTAGTATCTCCGTTAGTTATTTTAGATAACGAAAAAATTAAACAGTTATATCCAAAGTTAAGTGTCAACCAATTTTGGAGTACGGCTAATAACAGTATATGCTCTATCTTTCATCTTTTTAACAAGATATCAGCGAAGGAGTCAGCCTATACAACTTTTGATAAAGCCGATTTAGATACTATTTTCTCATCAGGCATAATTATGTTTGGCGCTACGCCGATAAAAGATACTACCGACACGGGAATTTCCTACGCGGTTAGAGACAATTTGAGAAAAAATATTCTCGCTGGAGTAGATGCAGCTACAGGAAACGTAGCCGCATGTGTTATTATAGGAGACAAAGAGGCTCTTGATAATATTCCTCAATCTAGCCTCGAGCATGGCTTCGAGCAACTTAGTCGTATGATGGGCTCCAACTCTACGGTTCATCGTGGAATTTATGCTGGCGCTAAGAAGGGCTTGGCTGTATACACAGCGATTGGAGGGTTGCAAGCTCCAGATAATCTATTCGATTATTTCTTTAAAGTAGACCGTTTTTATAAATAGATAAATGCCCATATTTTCTAATCAGGTGGAGAGGCATGTCCTCTCCGGACTCCTGAGGCATCCCGACGTTATATCAGAGATTGATTCTTTTATAAGCGCAGGAGACTTTTATCATGACGTACATCAAACTATATTCTGCGTCATAAGAGATGCCGTTCTTGCTAATGAGAAGGTAGACAAGGTTTTAATAGCAAATAAGATCACCAATCTTGGGATCGCTTCGAAGGATGATATAGAGATTTTTGAATACATAAATTCATTATGCTATACGCCGATTAACAGGGGAGCGGTTCTTGAGGCATGTAAGGAATTAGTTAAAGTTAGAGTAAGGAGGGAACTTAACGAGACTGCGGAGCAGATAAAGAGCCACACTAAGTCCTCCTCTAACGAAACCCTAGAGGAAATAATTTCTAAATGTGATTCTATTTATAGCGAAAAGGTTTCAAGTTATACTTTTGAAGATAACCCTGAAAATGTTTTTGACGATTTAGAATTTAAAGTAGAGGAAAGAGGAAATAATCCTCAAGAAGATACTGGACTTGCCACTACTTATAGCGAATTTAATCGCCTTTTTGGAGGGCTTCGGGACGGTAATGTTTATGCCATAGTATCTCGGCCCGCCCAAGGCAAGACCACCTTTATTAACGATTTGTGTTTAGGTGCGGCCATAAAAAACAATGTTCCTGTTCTAGTTCTTGATACCGAAATGACCACTGAGGAGATACAATTCCGCATGGCTGCAGCTAATACGGGAGTTCCTTTATGGTACTTAGAGACAGGTAAATGGAGGAATAATGAAGAGATGACCAAGAAGGTCAGGCAATACTTCAAAGATGTTAAAAAGCATCAGTATTTTCATTACCATGTTAGAAATAAAAACGTTGATGAAGTTTGTGCTTTAATAAGGAGATGGCACATGAAACATGTGGGACGAGGGAACCGCTGCGTTATAGCTTACGATTACGTTAAGCTCACCGGAGAAAAGGTGAATCAAAATTGGGCAGAGCATCAAGCTATTGGCGAAAAGATAGACAAACTAAAAAGAGTAGCTGAAGAAATAAAAGCTCCTTTAATTACTGCGATGCAGATGAACCGTTCAGGAGAAACTCATAACAGGAGTTCTGGAAGCTTGGTCGATGATAGCTCCGCTATCTCACTCTCAGATAGGCTTCAATGGTTCGCTACTTTCGTAGCTATCTTTAGACGCAAAACTACTGATGAAATAGCTTTAGACGGTGAAAGATTTGGAACCCATAAGCTTATCCCACTTAAAACTCGATTCCAAGGGCGTGACGCAGCGGGACATCAAGATTTAATAAGAAGAAGAGTAGTAGAAACTGTCAACGGAAGAGAAGTTGAAAGTGAAAAGCTTATAAATAATTTTTTAAACTTTAGGGTAGAAAACTTTAAAGTTAGCGAAGAGGGATCTTTAGAGGCCGTCATAGCTCATCAAGAGCAGTCTTTTAACGTTCAGAGAGATAATGGGGAGCAAGAGGACTTTTTATTGTGAGCGATGATATAAAAGATATCCTTACGGAAATAGGCTACACATTGAGAGATTGCGGAAATGAATACCGCACTAAACCTTTATATAGGGATTCAGATAACCCTAACGTCCTATGTATTAAAAAAAGTAGTGGCGTTTGGTTTGATTTTAAAACCAGTAAATACGGCAATTTAGAAGAGCTTGTAAAAATAACTTTAAATTTAAAGGATATAAATGAAGCTAAAGACTTCATAAAAAATAAATTTAACTACGAGAACGTAAAAGTTGAAAAACAAAAGCTTAAATCACGACAGACGTTCGATAGAAAAAATTTAAATCAGATTATTCCTGATTATAAATATTGGAACGAACGAGGTGTCCGTTCCGATACTTTAAAGTTTTTTGAAAGCGGAATAATGACAGCGGGAAAACTTAAAGATCGATATGTTTTTCCCGTTTTTGACAAAATGGATAGGTTGATAGGAGCCGCAGGAAGAGATCTAAATAACTCTAGCCCAATCAAATGGAAGCTAATTGGCGAAAAAAGTTTTTGGGTATATCCATTTAAGTACAATAGTGAATACATCAGGAAAGAGAAGTCTGTTTTTTTAATTGAAAGTATAGGAGACATGCTCGCATTATGGGAAGCCGGAATAAAGAATACGTTAGTTCTTTTCGGGCTAACCGCTTCTTCTAAAATGAAACAAATTTTAATCTCTTTAAATTTAGAAAATATTTACATAAGCCTTAATAATGATAAAGATCAGACCGGCGCAGGAAACAAAGCCGCTCACAAGATCAAAAACGACCTTCTAAACTATTTTGACGAAAACCAGCTTCACGTTCGCCTCCCTTCTTCAAATGATTTCGGGTGCATGGAAACTTCTGAAATATTAACATGGAAAAAGCAAATAAAGATGTAAAACAGAAGATTCTCTCTGCATCTCGTTTGAAGACCTTGGAGACATGCTCTTGGTCTTATTGGTGCAACTACCACTTAAAACTACCTCAGAAACAAAACGAAGGGGCATTACGGGGTACTGTTTGTCATTTAGTGTTTGAGATGCTTGTAAAAAAGAAGCATAAAAAACATTTTAATAAAATTCTTAAAGGCAGCACTGTCACTGCTAGTCCCGCTGTTCACCGTATGATTATGAAGCACTTAACTCAAATGGAGAATAGCTTCGATCTACCTATGACTAATGAAGAAAATACAGAGCTGGTAGATGACATGATAGTGGTGGGATTAAATTGTGACTTTTTCGGTCGAGGAGGCAAGGTCGATAGTCCCGAGTTAGAATTCCTATTGGATAGCAAAGACCCAGAATATAAAATAAGAGGTTTTATTGATAAACCTATAGTTTATAAGAAGGGTAAAAAAATTAAAATTGTAGATTATAAAAGCAGTAAATATAAATTCCGTGGAGAAGAACTTCATTCTAATGTTCAGGCGATGGTTTATACTTTAGCTGCTAAAAAAGAGTGGGAAGGATACACTCCTACAGTAGAGTTTCAATTCTTGAGACACCCTCGCAGCCCCTTACAACAATTGCAATTCAATGAAGAACAGCTTCGGGGCTTAGAGTATTATTTAGCACATAGCTTTCATATAATTAATAATTTTACAGAAGAGACGGCAGTCACTAATTACGCTTTTGACACTAAAAAAAGTGCATGGTTGTGTAAAATAGGCAAGTGGAGATGTCCCTACATTGATCCTTATGAGTATTTTGTTATTGTAAATAAAGATAAAGAAGAGATAAAAAAATCTTTTAAGAAAAAAGAGCTCCAAAACGTCTTAGAAAAAGGTCATAAGATTGAAAAAAGGAAATACGAAGGATGTCCGCGTCATAAAATGACAGCGTCAGACAATATCCTTGACATGTTCGCCTAAAACCTATAGTATCACCCACATGGAAGAAGTAATTCCGCTTTTTAAAAGCCATTACAGTCTAGGAAGGTCTATCCTTACCCTAGATATGCCAAAAGAATTTACAGACGATAGAAGCGATACGGTATTTGATATTGTAGACGACATAACCCCTGAGCTTAAAGATGTTTTCTTGGTAGAGGACAGTATGGCTGGTTTTTTAGAAGCCTATACAAATGCTAAAGAATTAAAGAAAAAATTAATTTTTGGGCTTCGGCTTACTTTTTGCCCCGATTGTCTGGAAAAAAGTGAAGAAGGTAGAAAAAATTCTTATAAAAATATTATTTTTATCAAAAATGAAGCGGGGTATAAACAGTTAATTAAGATTTATACCTATGCAGCTCAGGATGGATTTTATTATGAGCCGCGTTTAGATTTTAAAAAGTTAAAAGAATT